TTTGGTTATAATCTTCCATTTTATCCGGGCATTTGTAAAACACACACCGTGGAAACAGAATCGACAATTCAAAAATGGGGGGAATCACCATTGCGTTATCTTGTTTTTCACAGAAATAAATGACCAGTATGAGATCGTCCGGCGGAATATTGGTCAATAGATTATCCAGCGATTTTCGGTAGTATTCCTTCGTCATAATCGGGTGAAAATACTGTTTGTCTTTGTAATCACCCAGACGGAAATGCATCGAAATCGTTGTTTTGTACTGGTGCATTTTCGTCAGAATCGACGGGTAGGCATTTTTGCATTCCTGTTTTCTCCTGTCCAATCCCACGAGGTCGCGTAAAACCTCGGTTTCGTTATCTTGGAAATAGCGATAACTCTGGAAATAGCCTTGATACATCACCTTTTTGTCGCGCCAGTCTTCATTGTACTCCATCGGTTGATAAGGAAACTGTTCCATCGAGACACGAATTGCCGCCGTTTTCCAATCTTCATCTTCGTCCACATTTTTGGTAAAAGGTTGCAGGTCTTTCAACAATGTCTGCCAAAACGTCTTTCGCAAAACCGAAGTATCCCCGTCCAAACATTCCTTCGATGTAAAGCAAAAGGGTACATTGTGTCGTTTTGCCAAGGACAAAATGGCCAAGATTTGGAAAAGCTGGTTTCCTAATCCGCCTCGCAAATCACACGCAATCATAGTAATGTTTTGATAAGTATTCTTGTAGTTATACCCTTTTTCCTAAAAAGCCTTTTCCAATAATCGAATCAAATGACGAGATTCGATTATCCAATTTTATTTTTTGTTGTTGCTTTTATTATTGCGAGATCTTTGTTCGCGCACGAATATTCTTGAGTGTCCATTTCTCTTTGGTTTCTACTGGCAAAACTGTCATAAAATGACGCTCATATTGTTCAGGACTGTTGTAAAACAGCATATGGGAATCTTTGTTTTTGAAATCACCCACGGCGCGGGTTACCTTGAACAACAAATCTTCATCCGATGAACCCACTTTGTATCCATATTCATATCCACCGGTCGTTGCATTACGAATCAATGCGCCCGGTGTGAGATTGGTATAATAATATTCGATATAGATGTGCGATCCAGTAGGTGTCTTACGGTCCGTCTGAATACAACAGTAACCATTATCTAACGCCTTGTGTTCCATAATAGATACACGATTACGGCGTTCATTGTGACGTTTGGTCTTCTTTGGTATTACATTATCGTATACGTCTGTGATTGCTTCTTGATTCTGGATAGATTCAATATAAGAACCATCATCCATATCATCGGATAGAGTGGGATCGTATCTATCTCCGTAGAACATTGTATCTAGCTAAAAGCCTGGAAAGTTTAAACGCGTGTTGGGTCTGATGTCTGTGTTACCTATACATAGAATATTTTCTTTAATCTCTATTCGTGGATAAATATATTTTGCGATGAGGACCGACCCCGTCCGGTACCGTATTTATACATTTTTCTTTTCAGTCTGTCTAGTATAGAAGAAATCGATTTTGGGAATGTCTGATTTTTATATACAAAATGAAATTCTGCAAAAGATGATCCAACGAGAATATTTTAGTGGAAAAAAATCATCGCGCAATAAATCGCCGATTCGTTTCGATAGTCCAGCTAAACCTCCTTCTTCCTCTTCCTTTTTTTCCTCGTTCTTTACTTCGACGCCTCCTTCTGCCATTGGCGCATCCAATGAATCCATTCCCGTTCAGTCCAAAATTGAGTCTGAAGAAGATTTTGATCTAGAGGAAAATGATACCAAAACAGTATCATTGGCGAGCAAACGCAAAGAAACAGAATACCAAGACCAAGACCAACACCAAGACCAAGACCAACACCAAGACCAACACCAAGACCAAGACCAACACCAAGACCAAGACCAAGACCAAAACCAAAACCAAGACCAAAACCAAATAGAGGACCTTGAAAAAGACCAAAAGAAAGAAGATTCCGACGACAACGACAACGATGATTCCGACGACAACGACGACGACGATGATATTGAATCACCATTTGTACGCAATGCCCCGGATCCTTTTGATTCTCTACCTTTTTTTTACTTGCACCACGATCACGAAAATATGTTGCATAATGATTTTGGGCTATGTATCAATAATGGTATTGTAAATGCCAATACCAACTACAAGGTGTATCTGTGTGGATATAAGAAAAACACAAACTTGGAACTTCCTTTTATTCAGTATTTGCTTTTTCTCAAAAAAGATGCCTTTCAATTTCCATTCTTTTCCTTCCAATCAAGCAAAAACGTGCAAAAAGATGAAGACGAAGAAGTCGATCCTGAAAATATCTATTTTGTAAATCAATGCACAGAAGAAATCTTGAAATTCGCCGAGCCGGATTCTGAAAATGCGTTCCAAGATGCCTACAAAGGTTTCGTCGTGGATCAGAAAAACAATTCCGTCTTGTATGTATTTTTTGACATATCGGGGTTTGATCTATCCGAGGAAACACGTGATAATACAACGTCTGAGTCTCCACCAATTTGGGGGACCTTGGATGAAATCTTGGTTTCACGAAAAATGCTCAATCTTCCGGTAGATCCCACAGTGTACGGCGTCTTTGAGCAGAATCGGGACCTCTGTTTTATGAAAAACAAGGATGGGATCATCTTGGAAAATCCGTCGGTACTCTTCATCTGTAAAATGGAAAACAATCAATACGTCAATGTATTCAATACAGACAGCGACAACATTTCATTGATCGACGAACAAATTGACCATCCGGTCTTTGGTCAATTTTCCTTTTTCACGGTAGATCCCATTGTTTCTTCCCCGGATATGTCTATTCTGAAAATTCAGAGATATGCGTGTTTTTTCATACAACCAACTTATATTTTGCAAGACATTCATACTTTTCTTACGCCACAATTGCCAAACAATACAATTGTATCAAATATATTTTCGTATCTTAAACCCAAATCGGAACCGGAATCGGAACCGGAACCGGAACCGGAAGCGGAAACGGAACCGGAACCGGAAACGGAACCGGAAACGGAACCCAAACCGGAATCGGAAACGGAATCGGAAACGAAACCTGTCATCAAGGGTTCAGGAAACGCTCCTAAAAAATCGACCCTACATCCAATTCGTCAAACATTGAAATCGATTCTTGGTCCAATGGGAACTTGGATAGACCCCGACTCTTCCAAACCACCCGAGACTCCTTCATCTGCAGCTCCCGTTTTGGAAAAAGAAGCCCCCAAGTCGAAAAAAGAAACAGAATCTTTAGAGACAACAATGGACCAAAAAATGGCATCGGAACCAACCCCGGAACTGGCAAATGAAGATGACGACGAACAGATGCCCTTTTTATCAAAAGAACTCATTGAAGAAGAATTGGATGAATTGAAACACAAAGAAACGGGATGCATTTATTATCAAGATAAGATCGGAGACAGACTCGTTTCCTTTTGGTGCATCAAATCACCAAATCATTTTACTGAAATATAGTATACTATTTATTCAAAAAATATTCAATGCCGCCCAAGAAAGACAATAATCGAATCGAAAACAATAACCCCAATCTCTTTCAACTGATAACGAACCAAATAAGGGTTATTTTGCAATGGATGTATAAATTGGCTGAAAATATTGCCCATTATTTTGGTTATCTACAAAAACCCGGTATCAATGTTATTGTGAGCATTCTCTTTCTCTTTATTCTTGGCAAAATGTACAAATCTTTAGCAAAATCTTATTATGAAAACTATCATTCCACCATCTTTCGGTTTTGTGTAGGATGGTGGGTGTTTTTCTTGATGGTGATTGTCGTTTTGAACACCCTTTTTTCGTTCTGGTAATTGACAACTATTGTAAAAAAGTATTTTTTTACAATAATAACCCTAACCCCACCTTTATTCCGAATCATTGTAGTGTGTCGCGATAAATTCTTGGACAAGGTCATTGGACAACTTGTCGGCAAAATGCTGAACAATGTCTTCGGTCAGAGGTCTTCTCCCCTTGTTTTCCGTAAAAGAAGCAATGTAGATCCATATTTGATTGAATCCTTCACTATGCAATCGCGTTTGCTCTTTCCATTCTTCGAATCGGTTCAGGCTTTCCGATTGAAGCTCGTCGATCTTGTTCCGACTTTCTTCGTGGAGGGATTCTAGCCGACGCACGTTTTCTTCAATGATTCGATTGTATTCTTCCATCATCTTGTGTTTTTCCGTCTTGGACTCTTCAATCAAACGCAGTCTTTCGGTATGGGCATCGTCCATCAATCGCTGCTTTTCCGTATTGGCCTCCTCCATCAACCGCTGTTTTTCCAACTTCTCTTGTTCGTTCGTTAGTTGAAATTCGTGAATCAGTTTCTGAATGAGTTTCTCTTTTTCTTCAATTTGGGCCAAGGCGCTGCTTTTTTCTTGATTGAAAAACTCTTGTTCCTTTTGAATGAGTTCTTCGTAATGCTGCGAAACCTGCATCTCAATCTGATTTTCAATATCCGACTGGTTGTTTTTGTCATTTGTGTCGACGGGATTCTTGTACCACCTGTGGCGATTTTCCTCGGCGGAAACAATAATGTCGCAAATGTCGGGTTTGTTCAGCTTTTCAAACATTTCACGGCGCATAATATCCGCGTGGTTCATCGGTCGCTTCTTTTTCTTTTTGTTCACGGACAAATCATCTAAATTCATCCGGCCGTTCAGATCCGTATCAACCGGTGAATGATCTTCCGCATCGGATTCGTCGGTTTCCGTTAAACAATCCGTTTTGCAACGAACGCACGCCGCCAAACAACGCATCACCATTTTGCAAATTTCCACGGTTTGGTAAGTATACGTGATTCCGGAAAAGGTCCGTTTGAAATCATCGACCACGCGTTGGGGAATTGACGGCGAGGTTTCCATCAAACGGTCGAATTCGTCGCGGTTGTATTTGATGAATAACCCGGCGTCGGCGCGTTCTTTGGGATCTTTTGCCAATTCAATGCGAATATTGCGCGCGTATTTGTCCCACGCAATCGCAGCAACGCGATGCGATTCGTTGAGCTCGGATATTTTGAGGTATTGCTGAATCGTCGTCAAAATGCCGATGAAAATATTGATCGAGCCGATCACCATCGGAGCAAAAGTTTGGTATTCCGGTGGAATACTCGTTTGAGCAAAAGATGCCGTACCACTAATGGTCGACAAGATAATGGCGGGAATCGTATACCAGGCGTGCATACGCGAGTAAATACAGTGGGCGCGATAGTTTAACCATTTGTAACATTGGGCAATGTCGCACCATTCGACCAAGATTTTCTCATTCTCAGGCGACCATTGTATGGGATGTTTCGATTGAGGAATGGCGGTCTTTGTGTTTGCATTGCTGACATTGCTTCCTTGGTCTTCTTGGCCAATTTCACTAACACTATCTTTGGGTAAAGAACGCATTGAGGGTGAACGCACTATTTTGTTTTTCGATTCATCGATTTTGGCTTTCATTTTTTCTTTCAATTGTTGACTCATTGGGTGGTATATACTATAGTTTGAAAAAAAGAATAGGCTACTTTTATTGGTTTGGTTTATGAAATTCGATGGCCACAAACCAAACAATGCATCAAAATGCATTATTATCACTACGGATTCGGATTGGATTGAATGTCCGATTGTTGTAAGCTGGCAATGATCTGTTCTTGTTCTTGAATCTTGGACATCAACATCTGAATTTGATTGTCTTTTTGATTGAATAATTCAATTATTTCGTTTGGAGTCAGAATTTTTTGTTCTCCCGTTTCCGTTGTCATAACCACGTGTTTCGGTTGCTGAGAAGCGCGTTTCTCTGCCTCTTCTGCCCGTTTTTTCTCAATTTCTTTGATCTGTTGAATGACATCGGGTTTCGACGAAATGTTTCCCGGTTCGTATTTTGCCAAGAGAGGGTCAATATCACGCATAAAAAAATCGTATGTAGTTTGCTCTTTGGGCAAATGGATAAAATCCTCGACCCGTTTATTCGACTCTTGGAAACACTTGTTCGGCGGCTGTTCCAAAAGTTTCCGTTTATCAAACGTGTTTTGTTCGTGCGAAAATACTAAAATCGTCTTCATCGGATTCAACTGAACAAAGGGTACCGTATAATCCTTCAAAAACGCCTTCTCCTCTGCCAATGCAGCCTCACTTTCATATTGGGTTTGCTCCAACAGTTCGCGACGGAAAGCAAAAGTTCCCGCTGTCGCGTGATTCGGGCCATACGGCCCGCACTGATACATCTTTTGAATATGTTTGAAATACAAGTACATCTCGCTTGATCCAGCGCAAAGCGCCTTGGGATTTCGCTGCAGGGTTTCCACCGCGTGCTCAATACGTTCCGGTGGATAATAATCGTCGTCATCCATATAGACAATGATCGACCCCTTGGCTTTCTGGTGCATATAATTACGTTTGGCACCCAGAGTCAGCTTGGTATCCAATGCAAAATACTGGATTTGGGGAATTTTGGAGGCGGATACCAAGTCCGCTATTTTGTCCGTTCCATCATCTACAATGATCCATTCCACGCGCGATTTGGGGTAGGTCTGGTTTCGAAAGCAGTCAAACATTATAGGAATAAAGGGTCGACGATTGAATGTGGGAGTGCAGACACTCACCATTGGATAATGTTTTTTCCCCGAAGTTTTTCCCATTTTGTACAGAAATAGGACAAAATCTTTACACTCTTGAACATTTAAAATGGTACAATTTTAAGTCGTTTCACTTTAGATAATTTAATCTCTATTCGTGGATAAATATATTTATCCACGAAAAGGATATATATATGCTACCCGAGGTTTTTTAGTCAATTGGCTACAAAACCGCAGATAGACCTTAAAATTGCTTGATTACTTGTTTCTCTACATAAATAACTTGGTCCTTCTAATTTATTTATTGCTGCTTCTGCTATTTTGTAGATATTGGATGAACCATTTCGGTTTCTGTTACATAAACCACATCCGCTTTTACAGCGTAGTAGTCCATGAACCAACCTAATATCATCATTATTTGGTCTTGGATTTTTTCTTACAATAAATTTCTCACATAATCCACCGTTACAATTGGAACATTTACAGGAACTTCTGAATTCATAATACTAAAAACAATATAAAAAATTAATTGATTTATTAACTGAAATAATGGAAAAAAGTGATATAGATGATATAATTATTAATGCTCTATTAAGTATCGGTTATTCAACAATACATGAATATTATAGTAAAACGAATGAACAACCAAAAATTACATATAACTTAATAGCAAAACAATCATTGGGGCAAAAATTATTAAGATTACACAAAGGCTCACCAAAGAAAATTTTTGAAGATAATTATCCTAATTATCAATGGGGATTACTTCATTTTAGAAAGCCAAATCGCGAAAAAAATGACCGTGAAAAAAATAGACAGATATTATTGAAAAGTATAATCAAATGTGGTTTTGCTTCTTTTGAAAATTATTATAATACTTGTTTAGATATAGATAACAAAAATAAAATAGGGTATTATGAAATAATGAATGAACTAGGAGGAAGTGGCATATTATCTAATTGTCAACGTTCTCCTTTAATAGTTTTTCAAACATGGGTAGATGAGTATATATGGAATGGGTATATGTTTAAAAGATTACCTCTTAATTTTTATAAAGATGATGAAAATTTGAAACAATGGTTTTGTGAATTTGAAAATGAACATAATATAAAAAATCCAGATGATTGGTATAAAATTTCAAGTTATCAAATTATATCAAAAAATAAGGGTAATACAATTTATGGAAATTATTTCGGTTCATCTATGATAAACATCATGAAATATTTATATCCAACATATAATTGGTTAGAGTGGTTAATTGAAAATGGAGCACCTAATGGATTTTGGAAAGAACACAAAAACTGTAAAAAATATTTACTATGGTTGGGTGAAATTTTAGAATTTACAAATTATGACGATTGGTATAATTTATCTGGACGAACAATTATTGATAATCACGGAAGTGGATTATTTGATAGATACAATAATAATATATATAATTTGATTTCCAGCATATTTAACGATAAAGAAGATTGGGACAAAAATGGATTTATCAGACACAAAACTGAAAAAAGATATGGTGAATATCTTAATTCGATTAGCGAAATAAAATATGGCAGATATTGCATAGATAATTGTATTAATATACGTCATCTCCCATTTGATTTTGGAAATGAACAATCTTGTGATATTCATGAAGTTGATGGTGAACAACATTTTTATGATTGCAATTATTTTAATTCAAAATATAGAGATGTTCAAAAAAGAGATATTAAGAAAATATTGGATGCGTTAGCAATTAATAAAAAAATAATTCGTATTTGTCAAATTGATGTTTATTTGAATAGAATAAACTGGAAAAAAATTATTAAAAATTTGTTGACTACTATAAATGATGATGACACCCAGGTTTATTTTGTATCATTAAACCAAAATTTATATAAAAATCATATTGAATTATTGTTATCTAAAAATCCTAATGTAAAATACAAAATTATAACTGCCGCTGTGTAAAGACATAAATTTGTGTCCTAATATTCTTCTTGTTTTCGGTAAAATGATAGTCTACACTCACCATACCATACCATATTATATTTTGATTTTATCAAAGTTTTATTATAGATGACCATGGTCTCTTTATCCTTTCTGGATCTCCTGCTGCTTTCATACCATTACTCTCTATTCGCGGATAAATATATTTATCCGCGAATAGATATTATTCCTTATAATTTTTTAATTTACGTTTCCTACTTGATAGCAAAAGCGCATATCATTTTTTCACAGCCGCTCGCATTTTCTTGGTTTTACGATGGGTTGACGTCGATCCGCTCGATGCCGCGTTTTGTCCACGTCGCCGTTGGGTGTTTACCATCTTTTTGTTCTCTGCATCCCATTTCAAATTCGCCGTCTTCTTGATTTTCGACTCCGGATACAGGCGCGAAACCAACTGGAACATTTCGCGAATGTTCAACTGCGATGCGTGTATTCTGGGGTCGACATTGTTCTTTAGCCATAATCCGACTTCATCTTTGAAGTACCGGTTTTCTAGCAAAATCGTATCCTTTTTCAATTCAAATGTCGTAGTGACGGTATCGATCCGTCCGGCCAAGAGCCAGTCATTGTCATTCTCGGGATCTTTCGGATGTTCGAAGTGGGTAAAATAGGAACTCAAGGAATACAATGGATCGCCATAATGTTCGTAGGTTTTTGTCAAAACCGTATTCAATCCGTCGCCGTATATATAATTGCCCTGTTCATCGAATTCGTCTTCTTGGAAATCGGCAAAATCAAAGAGTGGTTTCAAAACAGAGGGTTGATAGAAAAAGGCGTGCAGTTTCTTGGGAGATTTCACTTTGTACTCCTTTTGAAAAATCTCCTTGATTCGCACATAATAGTCATAATTGGTGTGTCTGGATGCAAACGTCAAATAATCCTTCAAATAACTTTGGCTCTCTTTCGAGAGTATGTCGCTGTGGAAATGAAGATAGTAGTACATTTTGTAAAACATCATATATACGTAGCACTTGACGGTTTTGCCCATTGTGTCCATTCGAATGGGATGTTTTGCAGTTTCGTTGTATTTGGCAATGAGTCCGTCCACTATCTTTTCAATATTCACCAAGTCTGCCAGTTCCTTTCGGTGATCCCGGATGGCAAATTTGCCACGTTTAAAGTCGTCTTCGACTTGGACAATCTGTTTCATAATTTCAATGGCATCCGAAGCGAGACAGCGAAACGTCATTTGCGGTATGAATACCGCATCCATCAGACTTTGTGAGCGCCGGGTGGATGACCAATAGTCGTGATCATAGGTGTCCATATAGTACAAATTCGTCTCTGGTTTGTGATACAATCTTCGGCGTTTTTCCAATTTCCCCACCGTTTTATAGTCTTCGCCATCGAGCATTAAGAGCGTTCCCTTGATTTTGTCCAAATTACCAAGATGGTCCAAAATACGACTGCACGCATCGACAAAGGTTTCCAAGATAATATTCACATTCTCTTTTTGCGGTTTGTAATATGTTACGACGTACTCGACTCCCGAAAA